CTGAGAGCTTGCCGGTGAGCGGGTCAACAAAATCGGCAACCGCCGGTCCGCCGTTGGCAACCGGCGGCTGGGCAATGCTGGATGAAAAGGCGATTTGATCCTTATACGACACGCCAGCCGGAGTAATGTACGGGATTTTAGACCACAACTCCCGCAGATCGACGACCGTGATATACATATCGTTGCGGATAGCGAGTTCCCCTGCCCCTTTGCCGCGTCCGGTGCGGCCAATGGGAATCTGCGTGCTGCTGGCAGGTCCCCGGACGCGCTGACGACCCAGGTTATAGCCGCCCGGGCTGCTTCCGAGCCACAGCGTCATGCCGGGTTCGATGTCGGTATAATCCCCGCTGCCGCCGTCATAGGTCAGTGATATGGCCGGATACACATCATCCTGATTCACGCGCGCCGTGAAGACCACACGCGGCTTCAGAATGAACAGATAGCCGCGCGCTGTCTGAGGATGGGTACGCCAGGTCGTCAGGTCAGAGGGTGAGGCGGTTGGCATTACAGTGCCTCCACCAGTGTGATTTCATAGGTGACATTCCGAAAGCCGGTCGGGGTTCGTTGGATGCGTTTTGGGTAATGGGCGATGGCGTTGTAATTGGCATAGGTGTCATCATTGCCCTTGACGCGAACCGTTACCTCGGCGCTGCGCATGGTGACGCTCAGGCCGCCCAACTGCGTGTTAATGGCAGTGAACTCCTCTGGTTGCAGGATGGTATAAACCAGTTCGACAAAAGTCTTGCCATCGGCGTAGGTCAACCCGCTGGCCGCCTCGACCTCGCGCGCCACCTGCATCGCATCGGGGGTGGCTGGTTGCGGGTCCAGATCAATGAGGGTGCCAGGATTGTTCCAGCCGCTAACCGCTTGATAGCTCATGCCCCAATCAACCCCTCGAACTCATTCACAAACTGGCCGAGCGCCTTGCGTGTGCCTTCGTCGATGAGCCTGACCAATTCCTGTGGGTTGTACCCGCCGATGTCGCCAAAACTCATCTGTGGCGCGAATGTCCCAATCGTCAACCCTCCCCTGCCGCTAAGAAGCTGGCGAGTCGCATCCGCAGGCAGGATTCGTGCGGGTTGTGACAGCAAAGCGAGATTCTGCCCATTGTTGAGCAGTGCTGACTCCAATCCGTATTCATTGAAGCGGAATGGTCTGCCTGGAATGGGTCGTCCCCCGCCCGCAAAATTGGTCGGGGTTGCGCCACTGGTGGCCGGCGCAGGTGCGCCAGCGTTGGCGGCCAGCGTCGCGCTTCCGGTGCGCAAGAAATTGAAGAAACTGGTCATGCTGCTGCGGGCGGAGTCAATGGCGCTAAAGGCATTCTGGACGAAAGCGTTGCCTAGATCGGTTTCCTGGAGGAGTTGTAGGCGTAAATCGTTAATCTGCTTATTCCGGGCACGCACCCGTTCAGCGTCCTCGCGGGCATTATCTTCCTGCAAGCGCTTCAGGCGAATGGCGCGATCCTGCGCTTCATCGGCAGCGCGGATGGCGCGGTCTTCAGCTTCACGCTGAAGCTGGAGATTGCGCTGGGCGTCTTCCTGAATCAACTGTTGTTGGAACTGCTGCGAACGCAGCGCTTGTTCGCGGGCAAACTGCTGTTGTGCCTGTTGTTCCCGCCGTTGGAAATCTTCGTTGCGCCGCTGCGTTTCGGTGTCATAACTGCTATTCTCGGCTTTTGCCTTATCGGCGGCGGCTTGCTGGGCGCGCAACACCGCTTTGGCGTCGAGACTGCTGGCAGCATCTTCAACCGCGCGGTCGCGCTCGCTGGCAATCTCATCCAGGCGTTTGCTGTGGTCTTCAGCGCGGCGCACATCCTCGGCGCGAAAGTCGGCCAAATTCTGTGCTTGCTGGGCGTAGAACTGCGCCGCCGCGTCCTGCGTCTGCTGATAGTAGGCGTTGAGTTCCCGCGCGCGGTTAGCGTAGTAATCCTGGTCACGGCGGGCATCGGCCAGATTCTGGTCGCGGGACTGACGGCCACTACGCAGCGCGTTATCCGCCTCTTCGCGTGCTGCCGCGATGCGTCGCTGCTCGTCGATCTTGCGACTTTCCTCATCAAAATCCTCGTTGATTTTGGCAATTTTCTGGTTGGTTTCCCTGATTTTGTCAGCGTTGGCTTCGAGTGCGGCGGTGAGTGGATTAGCTTTCTGAGCAACCTGCCCCATTGCGTCGCCGGCGACCGCTGCCCCCTGCTGAAGTGGAGGGAATAGAAATTCGGCCAGGCCTTTGACGATGGGATTAACGATGTTGTCTACTCCCTGCCCCACTGAGTCAGCCACGCTCCGAGCTTCGCTGTGATCAATGCCGCGCGCCAGGCGATCCAGTGCTTCCGTGCGCTGTCTCCCAGCGGCAACTATCTCGTCAAAACCGCTCTTGAGGGCGTTGTTACCCGCCGCGCCGATGCTTTTGGCGGCTTCCTCCTGCCCCGGAATATGGCTGAGAAGGTTGCTGACTGCATTCAGGAATGTGCCGATGGTCTGCACGACATTGCCAAAGGCTTCACGGAAATACGAGCCACCCAGTTTGAAGACGGCGACGATGAGTTCAATTGCCTGCTTGACGACATTTGCGCCGACTGCGAAAATTTGCGCGATGAGCTTTGCTCCCTCGCCGAGCGACTTCACCACGATGACGATGATCTGATTCAGTCGTTCGGCCAGTACGCTGCCCGCGCTTTCCCCTGCCGCGATGCGCCCCAAATCGCCCGACCGGACACCGGCCTTTGCCAGCCGTGTTGCCACTTCCTCCCCAATCCCCACCCCTGCCGCAGCGGCCAGACCAACGCCAGCGACTCGCCCCACGCCGCCGCTGGAAACCGTTTTCAGTGTCTTATAAGCTGTAATCAACTGGGATAGCGCCAGGAAAAGCGGCGCGGTACCCGCTGCGGCAATCGCAAACACCGAGAGCGTTTGGAGTAAGGCTGGATTGGTCTTGTTCAGCCGATCAATGAAATCGCCGATTTGGGTGGCGGCTGGAATGAGGAAATTGTTGAGAAATGGCGTGAATGCAGTGGCTAAGGCCTCCTGCGTGACGCCGCGCAGGCGGTTAAAGGCGTTTGCGCCGCTGGCATTGAGTTGCTTGAACTTCTCTTCGGTCACGCCGAGGCCGCCAACCAGCTTGTCGAGGCCTTCGATGATCTTCTGCGGGTCGCCCTTCGCCGCATCGACCAGCCCCTTGAGTTGCGTCTTACTCAGTTCAAAGCGAGCGGCCAGTGAGGTGTAGGTGCCGCCGAGCAGTTCGCGGACGGCGAAGGCCGCCCCCTCAATGCCCTGCGCCGGGTCGATGAGCGCGAGACGTTGAACCAGACTCAATGTCTTGCCGAGGTCGACATTATTGCGCCCGACGGCAGGCAGGATGGCGTTCGCGCCCTCGGCAACATCGAGGAAGGATTGGCCGGTGTCGTTGGCGATTTTGCGAAGCTGCGCCATCCGTTCGTTGGCCTTCTGGGTCGAGCCGGAAAACGTGACCATGAGCGCATTCAGGCGCGCCACCTGCTGCGAGGCGGCTACCCCCCGCGCCACAATACCCGCGCCTCCGAGTGTGGCGAGGATCGTATTCAACCCGCCAGCGGTCTGCCGGAATTTGGTTTCGAGATTATCAAGACCGCTGGCAATCGTGCGTCCGGTGTTCTGCCAGGCGCTCCCGACTTGCTGGGCAGTCGAAACGATCAGACGACCTGCGCTCTGGAGAGCGGAGGTGTCAATTCGGAAACTGCCCTGAGCCACGCCGGGACGATTACCCGCCACGCTTACCCTTCCTTATGGATACGCCGGTTAAACCCAGCACGCTTTTGATGAACGCCTTTTTGCTGACCCGCTGCTTTGGATCGGCGAGCAGGTCGTCGAGGGTGTGCAGGTGCTGACCGGTCTTGGGGTCTACTTCGTTCAACTTACCTTCGACGTAGTTGCCGAAGTAGGACACCGCCGCGTCAAATTGCAGCGGAGTCCAGAGGTCATCCGGCATCCCGGTCAGGTCCGCCGCCCACTCGCGGATTCCCAGCAGTTCACTCGGTGACTGGCGAGTTGCCCGTGCCACCGCCCACACCATCCACAGCGCTTGTTTGCTGCGGACGAAAATTGGCGAGCGCTGCGCTTGGCAGCCCCATGAGCGAAAACAGGAATTGTTTCTCCTGGTCGCTCATATCGTCCCTGCCAATCTCATCGTCAGCCTTCGGGTCATCAACCATGCGCGGGTACAGCAAACAGGTCATGGCAAAGGCGTCGTAGATGTCCACCAGATGGAGCGCTTCATCGGTGGTCAGGGTGTTGAGCGCATCCGAGCCGCCGCCGTTCACCACGAACTTCTCGACCAGCGGCGTCAGCGTGTCGGGAATTGTCCCCAGCCGCAGAAAGGTGGACATGTTGACCGGGCGAATGACAACCACACGCCCCCCTGGAAGTTCGACCGGCACCCCTTCCTGACGCGCTTTGCGCCACTCGCTGGCCGGCGTCGCGCCCATCGCTTGAAAATCGGTGCGATCCATCAGCTTGTTGCCCATCGTTACGCCGCCGGCACGGTAGCAGCGACCGCCGTATCGTGTTCGAGAACTTCGAACAGGGTGGGCTTGCCTTCAGCGTCAGGGTAGCCGGCATCCAGGACGGCGGTGATCTTTAACTGGGTAACAGCGAATGCGCCGTATTCGAACTTCACATCGAAACTGCCTGTTACCTTTGCCTTCGGAACAAAGACATGGGTATCCCCGTTGCCCTCTTCGGCCTCGGCCCGCACGGTCAGGCCGAAATACGGGCGCTTGCGATTGGTAATGCGCACGCGCTTGTACATGATGCTGGTGGACTGGCCGCTATTGAGCGACTCGCCCATGATGACGCGCAGCACGTCGGTATCGACGCCACCGAAATCCACGCTGACCTCGGCTTTGTTGGTGCGGCTGGCGGTGGCCGTGATGCCATCGTCGCCTTCCAGGTCGCTCGACGTGGTTTGGGGCGACACCTGTCCCAGGCGGATGCTGGGGATGTCGTAATTCGTGTCGTAGATGCCATCGGCGAGTCGCTTGGCGATCTTGCCGTCGGCCAGTCCGAATTGCGGGCCACCGACATCAAAAATTCCGTTCCGTCCTACTGTCATGATGTTTTCCTTCCAATGACCTCGTAATCGCGCCTGAGCATAACCGCGCCGCGCAGGGCGGGCATCAACTGCTCGCGCTCGTCGTTCACTTCGTTTGAAAGCTGTACCTGAAACACGCCATTGACGGGCGTATCCTGAAGCAGCGCGTAAATCCGGTCGGCGGCTGCGTACAGCGTGGACCAATTTTGTGATTTGTCGTCGTACAGGTAGATTTCCACCACCTGGCGCGTGTTCATGTAACCGATGTCCCGCAGGCCACCGGGCAACTCCGTCAGCACCCTCCCCTTGACCACCGCGAACGGCTTCAGCCTGACGCCGTTGAAAATGCCCGGCAGCGTGGTCGGATTCACCTCGGCGGGCAGACTCCGGTACAGCAACACCCCGCCAGTTAGCGCGCTGGTAAGCGTCGCATCGGCTGACAGGCGCGCCTGAATCAGGTCCACTGCGCTCATGCCGTCAGCCTTTGCAGGTCGGCCACGAACGATGGCCAGAAGTGATCGAGCGCCCTGCCGATGATGCCGTAGGCCCCGAAGTTGCCGTATTCGAGGTAAACTCCGTATTCTAGGCCGTAGTCGAAGGCCAGCACCAGTTCGTCGCGGTGCTGCTCAACGAAGGCATAAAGGCTCTGGCGCAGATTGCCGGTCCGGTCCGTCCAGGGCGCGTTCTCCTTCATCCACGCTTCGATGCGCGGGGCGTAGGAGTCCATCAGAGCGTGAATCGCCCCGATGACGCGCGCCACGTAGTCATCCCACAGATTGCCCCAGGCGGTTTGCGGGTCAATGTCCCACATGAATTTGCTCATAATTCCACCTCACCCGTCGCCTGTCGCTCGCCGAGCGTGTCGATCACATTGGTGATACGATACACTCGTCCGCCCAGCAGGAAGCGGTCGCCGCGCCGGATGTCGGTATCGGGGAGCGTCGCGTGCTGGCGGATGCCGTACACGGTCACACTGCCCTGCCCCAGACTGCCGAGCGCAGGCGAAACCGTTTCGCCAATCGGGTTGACCTCAACGCGCACCGTCTGGGCGGCCAAGTCGGCCACTCCGTCGCGCACAATCGTGATCGACGATGGCTTATCGTTGATGCGCAACCAGGCGCGGGCGGCGCGAAAGGCCGGATCAATAATCATCCGGGTACTCCTCCCATCGGCGCGGCGTCGGGCGCGGGGTGCCCATGCGGACAACCCCCCCGGCCCCGGCGAGGGCGCTGTCGAGGTCTTTCTGCGCCTCTTTGGCGAGGACATCCAGTGCCCGGAAGACATCGCTCAGGCTCTCACTGCTGGCATTTTGGGTATAGCTGGCGCGGAGGGCATACTGGGCGCGAAGCTGCTTGATGCCTTCCAGCACCGAAGCGGCCATCATCGCGCGGTCGTTGGCGGCGACTGTCGGGTAGACTTCCGAGGCTTCGAGAAAGATGTCGTCGATGACTGCATCCGAGAAGTCGTCAATGGTGACATTCAGCTTACGCCGAAAGCGTGTGCGCTGGGTGTCCGTAGCCACTGAGTGCCTCCTGCCAGATACGGGCGCACGCCGCGCCAAATGCGCTCCAGCGGTACGCCTTGCGAACGAACTTGGCGGCGGCTGCGCCGCGCTCCAGATAGACAGCGTGATTGCGGTAGACGTGCAGCATGGCGTCGGCTACGTCATCCACCGATGGCTTTGCCCACAGCCCCAACCCTTCGAAGTTTGGGTCTTTGCTCCATGCCGGCTGCGTCTCGGCGTACAGCGGATAGCCCCAGTGGGCGATGTCATCCGCTGTGCCGCCGAAATTCGTGGCGATGACCGGGCCGCCGGTGGCTGCGTATTCGCGCGGCGGCAAGCCGAATCCCTCGCCCATCGTCGGGAAGACCATGCAATCCGTCTGGGCGTAGAGGGACGCCATTTTGCGGTTGCTCAGGTCTTTCTCGATGATTCGGATGTTGGGATTGGTGACATGAAACCCCAATGTGTCGGGGCGACATTTCAGCCACAGTTCAACGTTTGGATCGTCCATCCAGTATTTCGGGAAGGCCCGCCCCGCGATGTCCCACCCCTTGCGTCGCCCTCGGTCAGCAATCACGAGAAACCGATACGGGCGATCTTTGGGGACTTCCCGCTTGACGGGCTTGAACTGCCCGGACACGCCCAGGGGGATGCAGTGCAGCGGGACTTTCACGCCACTGTCACGGAAGGCGTCGATCATCCAGCGCGACGGCACAATGACCGCCTGCATCTCGTTCAGCACATCTGCCCACCCCGGCGGCAACTGGGTGCTTTCAAACATGGTGACGGCTACACGCGGCCCCATGGATGCCAGGATACCGTAGTGTTCGAAGTTGGTGGGATATGCGAGGAGAAAGCCGCCAAGCACCGTCTGGATGGCCTGGTGCTTGGGCGGGTTGCCGCCGCACCGATTGACATGATACCCCAGGCGCGTCAGGGCGCGGGAAAGCTCAATGGCGATCCGGCCATAGCTGTCCTGAATTTCCCATCCAGGCGAGAAGACATTGACGGCTTGCTTCATCGCTGGTGTCCTTAGCTCGTCGGGAACGTGATCTCTTCGACCGCCGCCGCCGGGTCAGCGTAGACGCCTTCCCATGCATCCCACACGGTCTGCTCCAGGATGAAGCGCGACACATCGGGGTTGCCGGTGGTGGCTTGGAGATTCTGTTTCACGAACGACTTGAAGTTGCGCGTGCGGTAGCTCAGGTCGATCAGATACCCCTTGTTGGCGGGAACGCCGGGGTACGTGACGGCCTTCTTGCCGCGTGAGCCGGTCCAGCCGTTGTAGACGATGACCTGCTGGATGTCGCCGATGGCCGATGACTGCACTGTTGTCCCCTGCTGGAATACGGTCGTCAGCGCGCGTTCGACCATAAAGCGGTTCGTGGGGGATACCAGCAGCGCGTATGGGCCGCGTCGCGGATTGGCGGTGTCTTCGCTGGCAGCGGTGATCGCGTCTTCGATGGTGCGCAGGTACTTCTCGGTCAGGTTCGCGCCAACGCTGCTGGCCGGGGTCTGATTGGCCGAGGTATAGGCGTAGTCCAGGATGGGCGCGAAGTGAATCGCGTTCATCTTGGCGTTGAAGGCGATGCCGGCCTGACGTTCGACTTCGGCCACGTTCCACAATTCGTTGAACATGACGAGCGCTTTGGTGTATTCCAACCCCGTAGCGAACTGCTTGATCGGGACACTGAAATCGCTCTGGCCGACGGTCACGAACTTGACCTCGCCGCCTTCCTTGACCTCTTCGAAGACCACACCCGCCGGGCCAATGCGGTTGACTGGCACGAGGCGTGGCAGAGTCGGGTCTTCGGTGATGTCATACAAGGCCGTATAGAGAAGCGGTTCGAAATCCCGACCGGCATCAACCTCGTAGCGCTGTCGTTCGTACCAGGCCGCCGCGAAATTGTCGGTGCCGATGAACTCGACCACCGTGCCATCTTTTTCCGCCCCGACGATTTGCATGTGGTTGCGGATGTCGAAATGAGCCGGGAACTTGATCTTGGGTTTTTCCACCCGCAGCAATTCTGTCGTGACAACCTGAACGCCGCTCACTAATTCTTTGACGGGCATGATTACAACGCTCCCGGCAACAGGATGCCCGTAACCATGTTGTTGCTGTCTTTGGCCGCAGTAGCCTTGAACAGCGCAACCTTACCGGCACCTGACGATGTGGAATAGGCCGCGTCGGCTGGGACATGCCCGCTGCCGATGCTGGCGAGGGTGATGTACACCGTGTCGCCCTTACTGACTGAGAGGCCAGCGGGAACAGTGAACTGATATTCGCGGCGGTCGATGGTCAGGGCGATTTCGTCGCCGCTGTCGCCCGCGCCGGCGGCAATGCCGAGCCACCCTTCGGCATAAACCACATCGTCTTTGGCGATGCCGTCATAGCTCAGGGTGACATTGACCGCTTTGCCGTCCGATTCCAGATAGGTGAGATTGCCTGCGGCGACCATTATTTACCCGCTCCTTCTGGCATGATGAAGAAGTCTTTCGCGCCCTTCTTCACCTGCGTCGGATTGTTGGCGGGGGTGCCCTGGTTCGGCCCCATGCTTTCCTGAAGGCCAGCGGCCAGCAGGCTCTTGATGCTCTCGCGCGCCAGCACGTCGTCGATGGCGCGGTCCAACTGCTTGCGCGTGACCGGCTTCTGGGCCAGCACGAGTTCGCGGACGACCGGGCGCACCTTCTCGACCTTCACCTGCGCGGTGATCTTGGCGTCGATGGCCTCGGCCAGCAGGTCGCTGGCTTCCTTGCGCATCTCGGCCAGGGTTTCTACCAGCGAACGCCCGTGCTTCACGGCGTCCGCCCCTTCGGGAAGCTCCAGCACTTCGCACAGCGCCTTGAAGTCTTCCATCACCGGCTTCTGCTGGCGGATGATTTCTTCAAGCGTCGTGACCTGCTGCTTGAGCTTGCCCTGTTCTTCCGTCAGTTCGTGGATACGAACGTCGGACGCCGTGTTTTCCGGCATGGGCGTGTCTCCTGTCTCATTGTCGATAAACTCACGGGTGACAACAGGCACCGCCGCAGCGGACGGCACCCCAACCATCCCGTGTAGGTTGGCGAGATCAATGCCGACGAGGCGCGCGTCCTGATAGACGCCGTTTTCGTCGATGGTCGGGTCCACGGCATAAATGCTCGTGCCCGCTTTGGCGTTTCCGGCAGCGGCGGCGGCCAGATGTCGGGCGGCTTCTTCACGGACGGCCAGGGCTAACCCCCAGACCACGCCGCTCTTTTCGTCGATGGCCGCGTCATACCAGCGCAGATCGGGCGCTTTGTCCTGCGAGTCGTGCCCCCAGCGGCCACCCGGTCGTTCGGCCTTCACCTGCTCCACCAGCGACTTGTAGAACTGCTGGCTGTAGGTGCGCCCGTTGCGGCTGGTGATGCCAATCTTGCCGATGGGCAGGCGCACCCAGGTCAACTTGTCCATACCGAGGGCTTCTTTAAGCTGATCGAGGTTGATGTCCGAGGGGATGGGCAGTTCGGGTGCGCTGGAGAGTTCCTCGACAACATCCACCGCATCGAGTTCCATCATCATGCCCTTCGTGTCCCACATCGACACCTGCGAGGCGTCGATTTCGCGGGCGCTGCCGGTGCGCTGCCATTTACCGCCGCGCTGGGTCATCACGTCAATCGTGACGGTGTTCCCATTCATCGCTGTCACCACGCCTTTGACCCCGCCGGGTCCAGTCACGTAGTCGCCTTTTTTGCACGCATAGCCGGCCATACATCCTCCAACAAAAACGCCGCGACTGCTCAGGCTGGCACTCGCGGCGCTCTGGTTTGCCTTAAGAAAGAATTGATGCGCATCAACGCGCTGTTAATTCAATCTAAGAGATTAGCACAAATGTTTTATTATGTCTACAGCGTGGCTTTACGCTTGGGGCGAGGCGGCGCTTTGTCCGGCGCGGGCGTCATATCGGGGTAAACCCAGACGCGGCGGCAGTGGCGGCAGTAAATCTCAATTTTGCCGCCATCGGCCAGCGCGTAGAACAGGAGATGTTCACAATTCGGGCAGCAGACCGCTTTTCTCACAACAACTATTCAGCCGGAAGCTACGCGACTTTAGTCGCAGTAGAGGAAGGCTGAAACTCCTTTCTCAACCAATTGACGATATAGGGCGTTTTGTGCTAAAATAGGCACATGAAACTGACGGCGAAACTCAAACTCAACCCGACCGACGAGCAGCGCGACCACCTGCGCCAAACGCTCGACCGCTCGTCCTAATCAAGCAACCTTCAAGTGCATACAGTGTGGATTCTCTGCCCACGCTGATTATGTGGCTGCGGTGAACATTAGCCGCAGGGCGTCAGTCAATGCGCCGAACGCGGGCAGTGAGTTGGGTTCCAATCCCGCCTGACCTGCAAGCTACACGACTTTAGTCGTGGTAGTTGTTGACTTTCAGTATCCTCCGTGATGACCAGGAACAGGATAAGCAGCACCGCCCACCCCCAGGGGCCGATGTGGATGCCGTCGCGGATGCCGAAGCAGATGGCGACGCACAGCGCCAGGAAAGCGGCGACCCGCAGGAGATACAGTGCTGTCCTCATGGTAAACCTGTTCCTTCATCCCATCCGTAAAATTACACTCGTACAATGCTTTGGTCGGTGCGCATGTATCCCGGATAGGGGGTGTCGATCTGCGCGGCTTCGATTTTCAGGCTGAAGGCGGGGTTATTAAATGGATGCTCATAGCGCTCGTTGCCCGGTTCACCGCCCCACTTCAAGGCGTAGAAATCCTTGTTGCGTTTGAACGTCTCCTGATGCTGGTCATTCGGCGTAACACTAAGCGAGGCGCTCCCCTGATGCACGACCCATGTCTCGTCATAGCAACAGATGTCCAGACCGGCCAGCGTGCAGCGGCGCAACCAGTCCACATCTTCCCAGTAAATCGGAAAGTAGTTGCAGTCGAAATAGCCGACCTTCTCCAGCGCTATTCGGTTGACGACACCGAAGCCGAACCCCGCTGAGTCGAACTTTTTAGAACGAATGTCATACCGCAGCGGGGATACCAGCCCGTAATCCTGATAATAGTGCAGCGCGGCATAGGCCAGCCGTCGGACGTGGTTTGGCGCAACCACAATGTCATCATTGGCGATAATCATGGCGTCCGCACCAAGTTTTTGTGCCTCGATCAGTCCCTCATTCCAGGAGCGTGACAATCCCCGATTGACGCCATATGGGTAGCCGATCACGTCGGCCCGCTGCGTCAGTTCCTCGAAGACCCGCACCACGTCAGGAAACTGCGAGTGCAGGAAGATATGAAAGGTGACGTGGTTGGTGATGGTGATACAGCTTTCGACGAGGCGCTTGAGGTCCTCGGCCAGGCCGTAGGCTACGGTGATGATGTGGATGTTCATGGGTGGGCGGCTTTCTGCACATTCAGCAAAAGTAGCGCTTGCTTGGCGTCTCGAATCCAGTCATGAGCGTGCGGGATGCATGGGCCGTGCAATGGGCATTCAGGGATAACGTTCAGCAGTTCCCGCAACTGGTTATCGCTCTGCTTCAGAAGGTTAGCCCACTGGAACTGCTCATCCGGGGTAAGCGCTTCCCATTCCGCACGGGTAATGTCTTCGTTCATGGTGTCCCTTCTTCAACAACAAACGGCGGCAGCACCGAACCGGGTTGCAGCTTACTGACCACTTCAAGCGCACGGGTGAGACGCTGTGTTGGTGGGAGATGGTCAAGTGCCACCAGTGCGCCGAGGGCGGCCATGCAACCCGCTCCGATTGCGTCGAACCCATCGGCGTGCTCAATAAAGCTGAAATCGCCCTGCACGGTATACAGGCGATTGGCGTAGGTCACGAGAAAATCACCGCCGCGCTCGACACTGCTTTCAATCGAGGTAAAACCGAGTTCCTTAAAGCGAAGCCGGATCGCCTCGACGATGCGCGACACATAGGCACGATCTGCTTCACCTTCCTGCTTTTCGGGAATGGCGAGGTGGTACTGAAGAATCTGCCCCATTCGAAAGCTGCCGGTGTAGCCAAACAAAAAGTCCCCTCGCCGCACAAGTTTCGATGTGGTGACGTGGCGCGTCACCCAGCCGTCCGAGCCAGCACTGTCAGCAGCGAGGTAGACCGCATCCTCAACGGCGAGGCCGATAATGCAGGTCATCGCGCCTGCACCCGCTGAAAGAAGTCTTCTGCCCATTCGAAGCTGCACCACGCAGCCTGCGCGGCCAACTCATCCTCGGCCATGTCGCCGACCATGAGCGTCTCTTCCGGTTTCACCCCGGCCAGTTCCATCGCGTAGATCAACATGCCCGGTTCCGGCTTGCGCCATGCCTGCTGCCAGTAGATCAGTTCCTCGTTGGGCACGTCGGCGGGGATGGGACACCATTTCTTGCTGTTGAAGGCCTGATAGCGGTAGCAGACCAGCGTGCGCGGTTCGACGCCCAGCGCCGCGCGAATCGCCGCCATGCGTGCCTGTACGTCGGCTTTCGTCGGGTACTTCTCCGGCTGGCCGAAATTGCCCGACTGCATCCACTCGCGCAGACCGACACCGCCCTGGTTGCTGCATAAAATCACGGTCTGCTCGCCATAGTGGGCGTCAAACCACTCCCTGACACCGGGCAGCGGCTCGGTGCTGTTGAAGGCGGCCAGTGTGCCGTCGATGTCGAAAATGATGAGTTTAGGTTTCTGCATCGCTGTCCTCCCCAGTATAGCCGATGTGAAAGACAAACGGGAGCCGTTCGTCGATGTACCGCAGCACGAGAAATGGCCCGCCGTCGTCACTGCCAACGGACTGCACGACAGCCTCGCGCACGCTGCCGTCCTTCTGGGTAATGTTCAGGTGTTTGCCGATGATGGGGGACAGGGCGTTCATTTGAACACCTCTCTAAACAGTAAACTGGCGAGATAACTGCCGAGCAGCCGCCGCACAAAGGTCATCGTATTGACGGGCGTCAGCGGCGGGCGCTGGCCGAGGTTAAAGGCGTCCCGAAGCTGCGTGACCACATCATCGGTCGAGGCCGTGACAATCGGGATCGGAGTACACATACAATGTCCGTGATAGGGCGGCGTCTCGACCTCATTCAGTCGGTACGGTTCGCGCAGCCGCTCGCCGTTAATGCCGATGGTGGCGAACTGCGGGCAGATGGGACACGTCGGGTCGCCGCTTTTGCTGCGGGCGATGTCCACCATGTCCACGAATGGGTTTGCCCAGGCCGCCGCTAAACTCGCCTGCGTGTGCGCCGCGCTGATCTCCGTCCGCCCCAGGCGCATCCCGGCGTAGTTGGCTTTGGTGCCATATGGCTTATTCGTGACCTTCAGGCCGTCACCGCTCGGCAGCAGGAACTGTTCGAGTTCCTGCGCCATGTCGAGCGCGCTGGTGCCAGCGCGGATCGAGTCGGTCAGGTAGGCGTCGAGTTTGGCCCGCGCTTCGAACCCCGATTTCCAGATGCGGTCGGACAGGCTGTAGCCGCCCTGTATCCAGGTGTGCGGGGCGTTGTAGTTGGCGAGGGGATTGGTGGCCTCCTGCGCCGTCATCAACCAGCGTTGCAGGTCTTCGGGCAGCCGCTCCTGCATCAGACGGGCGTGCGGCTCGACCGCGTGCCAGGTCGCCAGCGCCAGCGCTTTATTCAGCGCCTCGGCATAGGGCGAGAGCGGCGTCACGCCGTCCGAACCGAAGGCGTGACGGAAGTCCGCGCCGACGTAGAAGCGTTCCAGCGTGTCCCCTGCCCGGACGATCAGGCCGCGCGCCGCCGACTGTGGAATCAGGCGCTTCTCTCCTTGCGTCTGAGTCGCGCTGCCGATGAGGTCGGCCTGTATCTTCTGGAGCGGGATACGCATCGCTGTGTCGATGGCCTGCACCCAGTCGTTGACCACCTGAAACTTGGCCTGGCGGACGGCGAGGGTTTTCATGTGGCGAGGCCTCGCTGCTTCAATTCTTCGTGTGCCTCATCGACCTTATCGACCGCGTGCTGCGATTTCACCCACTGGGCGTAGCCAATCAACCCCTGCGCCAGCGTGACCCGCGCCTCGAACCCCAGCATCTTTTTGGCCTTGAGCGTCGAGGCAACACAATGCCGGATGTCGCCGGCGCGGTGCTGGTGGGTGATAACCGGCTCGATGGATTTGCCCATCACTGCCGCGAGTGACTTGGCAAGGTCATAGAGCGTGGTCGCCTTGCCGGTGCCGACGTTGAAGACCGTGCCGGTATGCTCGGTGGTCAGCGCCAGTTCGCAGGCGTGGGCTACATCATCCACATGCACGAAGTCGCGGGTCTGCTGGCCGTCCTCGTAAATCAGGGGACTGTGGTTGTTCAGCAGGCGCGACGCGAAGATCGCCATCACACCCGTGTAGGGGTTGCTGAGTGACTGGCGTGGGCCATAGACGTTGAAGAAACGCAGCGCCACTGTCGGGATGTGATATGCCTTGCCGAAGATCAGGCATAGCCGTTCCTGGTCGTACTTGGTCTGAGCGTAGACGTTCGGAAGCTGGGGTATGTGCCACTCATCGGCGATGGCCTGCTCACCGTAGATGCTCATCGACGAGGCGACGATCAGGCGCTTGACGCTGGATTTGGCGAGGGCTTCGAGCAGGACTGCCGTGCCGCGCGTGTTGACATCAACGTACTCGGCCATCTGGTACATGGACTGCCCTACCCCGACCTTTGCGGCGAGGTGGTAGACGACATCGACACCTTCGAGGACTGCGTGTACAAATTCCCTGTCGCGCACATCACCATAACGCATATCGGCCTTGTAATTGGCGTAGGTCGGCCATAGCGCGGTCGAATGCACCTGCTCGTCCATGTTATCGAGGATGCGAACTTCATGCTTGGCCGCGACAAGACGGTCAACCAGGTGTGAGCCGATGAAACCCGCGCCGCCGGTAATCAGGATTTTCATAGGTTGTACTCCGCGTTGGGGCTGTCGGGCATCGCGTGCCTCTCCTTCGGGGTGGTGGGGTGTTCCCTCCCCCACCGGCTGCCGTTCAAAAAGTTTGAGGGATCACCTGCTTGACGACGGCGGGAACTGCCGTCTGTGAGCGCGGCGGGAGTCGAACCCGCACCGATCCCGGCTTGCCGAGGATTGCTCTGCCATTGAGCTACGCGCCCGTGTGCCGGGTGAGGCCTCGCCTCTTCACTGCATCCCGACTGCTACAGGTTCCGGTTTTCTATTCGCGGTCGTACCCGTAAGGGCCACTTTGACACTAATCAATTCCCCGCCGTTTGGGATCCACCGTTTCCCTAAAGGGATGGTGTCTCGTCGGGACTTGCACCCGAAACCAGGTTCTAGGTCGAAGGGTCGCCGCCTTCCTATGCCGAGACATTGAGGGTTTTCTGCGCTTATCCCACAACGCCCCGCCCTGGTGGTAGCAGCTTCTGCATCTTTTTTAGCCTCGCCGCAGCTTATCGAGGTCGATGCCCCGGCGCAGAAAGAGTGGAAACACCGCCGAGACATCGAACAAACATTCGTCTGTGCTACAGGATATGAAATTTACAAATCACGTCAAGGGGGTTATGCCGCCGCGCTGAGTTGGCCGGTGTTTTCTGGCTGCTTCACGCCGTCATTCTGCTGCGGCTGCTGCCCGTCCTGCGGCTGGGTCGTGTCCGGCGTCTGGGCGGCCTGCTGGAAGCGCTGGTCAATGTTGTTCTGGAACTGCTGCTGCCGCGCCTGCGCCTCGGCCTCGGCCTTCTGGACGGCTTCGGCGGGATTGTCGATTTCGAGCGGCAGCAGTTTCAGGCCGGTTTCGCGGTCGATCATGCCGTCCTGTCGGGCGAACTGCACCGCCGAGAGCGTCAGTTGCCCATCCTGCCGCGTCAGGTCCGACCAGCCGATAGCGATGTCATCGACTTCGACCTGCTTCACCTTCGAGTCGATGACCGACTGATACGCATTCACGATCAGGCAGAGTTCTTTGACCCAACCAGTCGCCATGCTCCGCTTCATCTCGATGAACTTCACGAGCGGCTCGACCTGCGTGTTAGCCGAGGCCATCGACGAGGCAATCGCGTTGCCGAGTACCCATTCGGGTAGCTCTGAGTGCTGTACGTACAGGTAGAAGAACAGTTGCAGCAACGCTGTCGTGTCGCCCATGAAGGGTGCGGGCGACTTCCAGTTAAAGGTAGCCGTCTTGCCCAGCGTGAGCAGTTTGTCCGGGTCGAACGCCACTTCGGTGATGGTTTCCGTAGTGCCATCGGGGGCTGTGACCGTGCGCTTGTTGCTGTACTGTGACCAAAAGCTGTCGATGTCCGCCAGCGACTCAAAGCCCTCAATGGCGGGTGTCGGCCTGCCCTGCCGCTTGTTGCCGCCGAAGGCGCTCTCCAGCACCTCGCCGTATTTGTGCAGGAGCGGGATGAGTGCCTCAGCCTCACTGTGTCCAAACAGTTCATCAGCCGCGCGCAGATTGGGGATATGGACGACCGGCACGCGCCCGATCAGGTTGGGGAATGTGCGGCGGGACTGCTGCACGCCGCCTTTGGTGATGGTCTGCACGCGGTTGACCGCTGTGTATTCGTCCACGATTCGAATTTCATCACCTGGACGGGTCGGATGGGGATAAATCTGGTCGATCCGCCATCCGATCACGCGCGAATAGGTCTGCTCATCGACGATGGGGCGCACTGCCGAAGGGGGAACAGCCGTGACGCTCAAATCGGCATTGATGACCAGGTACGCATCCGCCAGGTCGAGTGCATCCTGATAGGTCTTCAGCACCAGCGGGTGATTGCTCGTCCACCAGGCCTGAAGCTGCGCGGTGGCCTCGGCTTCGTCCTTGACCTCGAAGGTCGGCACGGTGCCGATGACCCACGAGGCGATCTTGCTGGTCAGGGGTTTAACCAGCAGGCCGGACAACTCCAAACCCCGCGCCTTACACTTTCGCAGTCGGTCGTAAAAGGCGTAATCGGTGACGCCGACATCGCGGCGCACATTCACTGCATCAACGACGGTGGAGCTTAACCGTCGGACGGTGCGCTGTGCCCCACCGATTAATTCACGGAGCGACTCAGGCAAAAGGGTAAAGGTGCGTCGAAGTCCTACCATGTCCTTAAGGGTAGCACAATTGTTCGTGCATGTCTACCATCCCGACACGGCCATCTGGCGCACCGGAATGCTTGGCTCATCAACCAAATCATGATACGCGCCGCTGAAGGCGTCCACCTGGTCATCATGGTAGCCCTGCTGGGGGAACCAAACCACCTCGTTGATGAAATCCCGATTCCAGGGGCCGGCCTTGAGGACAATGTTGCCGTACTCAACCTGAGCAGACAGTGGCTTGGCGCGTGTCACCTTGTCGCCCGTCACCCGCGCCCCGCGCACATCGAAGCCTTGCAGTTCGGTGACGTAGCTATCGACCAGGCTTTTGCCCGATGCGCCGCCCTCCTGCTCGATGCGGATGGCGACTCCCCTGCCGTCCTGCTGCGCGGTGGCTTTCACCAGTTCCATGACGCCTTTGGGGAGACGGCGGTCGCGCACCACGTCGAGGACGGCAAACTTGTTTTTCTCACGAAGCTGTGCCAGGAGTAAACCGACGGTGTAATCGGGGTCGGTGTTGGTAGCGCTCGGTTCGCTGGCCGCGAGGTCCCAATGGCGGATGAGCCGCGCGCCAAGCAGGTCAATGTGATCAACTGTCTTGAACCAGTCGCGCTTGAACAGGCCGCCGTCGAAGGTAGCATCCCAATTCCCTTCGAGCAGTTGGGATCGCGTGACGTAATCCAGTTCCTCCAGCGACTCCATATAGGAGGCTTTATCAACGCCCGGATTGTCGGTCAGGAAGGATGGAATAAAAATCTTGTCGCGTTTGCGCGTGGATGGGTTGATGTAGCGATTTTTAACCCATTCATGGCCGACGCCTCCCGGATTGGAAGCAGCACGGAAGCGCAGTGGCACATCGACTCCGGCTTTACGCCGCTGGCGGCTGAACAAATATAATGCCTGCTGCTCATAGAATTGTGTCAGTTCGTCAAAGGCGCAGTTTTGATTAATTAACCCAGTTGTGGTGAAATAATGAGACACGCCAGCAATGGTAATGTCCACAACATCAATCGAGTCGCATGGAGAAAGGATTGCGGTGCCAAATGTCACGGGTTCGGTCGCTAAACGAGTTTCCCTCGTATACGGGTGGCGATACGTTGCTCTATGGAGGGTACATATACGAGTATTCACCGCGCCATCGACTGTGCAATCAATAACGTAATCGTGGGCGTTTTCAAGCCGCGCTGACTGAACAGTCGGTGCATGAAGCACTACAGGGACGGACGCTAAAGCAGGCTGCTGCCCTGCTCCATGTTCACACGCAAACTCTGCGGAACCGATACCCTGAGATTTTGGAGCCTCGGAAGCGAAAAACTCCGACGCAGATTGATGACCCTGAAATTGTTGAGACAATCCGACTGCTGGCAAACGATGCGACGGTAGGCTATCGGGAAATTGCTCAACGCTATGGAATTGCTGCCATGACGGTGAAACGCATCTGCGAGCGGTACAACATTCCCTGGACGAAGAAAACTCGCAAGGGCCAGAAGCGCCGACAATATCGACGTAGGAATGCCACCCCCTAGGTGTCAGCATCGGATGCGTTTTGCTTTGCACCTGCGTGCCGATAAGACGCCCTCTTTCATCAAAGACATCGGCACGCACACATTCCTCATTTCGTGGTACAGCAACCCGCGAGACTGGACGCGCTCCTTCCAGAGTCATGACCATATCGCCAGGGCGTAAATCCTCGACAGATTTTTGGCTACCATCGGCCATGACGATTCGTGTTCCCACTGCGGTGCAGAACTGGTATTCAGCGCCCTGATACTGTGTCTCGTCACCGATATGATGCAGATAGCCAAAAGAGAGCGTCGCGCCGCTGGGGAAAATGAAGCGGTGATCATTGTTATTCCACTTCACCTCACCTGACTTGACGAATGGGTACATCCACTGAAGGGCGCGGTTCATGATGGCCTGGGGCTTGTTGAGATCGGCGAAGGTGCGGCGGAGAATCAGCGCGTCATAACCAGGCACATCGACGTACTGAAGCGCGGCCATCAGCAAGGCCTCCGATTTTCCTCCGCCCGCCGCGCCGCCAAAGAACACATCTCGGACGTGGTTGAGTAGCAGAAAGGCGGCCTGTTTAGGACTGGGGGTTGTCGGGATGTATTTCGTCAGCCTCGGCGTCGTCAGCCGCGCCAGTTGATCCAATGTCCCTGGATTGGAGCGCTCCAACTGACGCAAGGACTCCGAGGATGTCGGCAATGCGGTCCACATCCGGCACCACCTTTACCTCGCCGCTGTGCTGCACCTGGATTGGCGCATCCGGCGGCGTCGTGAGTTCAATCTTCTGCGGCTGCGCTTCCCCGGCCATGCCCATCCGCATGAGCTGCTTCTCGGCCCACACCGGGTCATGATTGCTCACCGTGTCGATGACTTTGAGCCAGCCGATACCCGCAACGGCCCGTGCTTCTTTGATAGCCTTAAAAAAATGCAGATACGGCTTTTCTTTCGGCTGCGGACGCGCCGCCACGATCAGGTCGTGCGGCACCTCAAAGGGTTTCTGAAGCTTCCGGCGGCGTCGATTTGCGGGGACGGCTCTGGGTGGATTGGTCGGCGGCTTCCAGGGTGGCAACCCTTCGACGTAGGCGAACAGTTCGGCGCGGGATTTTTCGAGTCGCTCCATCTCGGCCTCGGCGCGGCGCTGCCACATGGCGAAGGTGCCATAGGAGATGCCGGCATATTCGCAGGCAAGTTTCAGGGTCGCGCCAACCTGGACGGCGGCCACGATCTCGTTGAGCGTCTTCGGATTGAGTTTGTGAGGGCGTCCGATGGGTTTCATACGGAAAAAGTCAAAGCTCTAGCGAGGATGCGTGGGGCAAACGGGTTGCGCCTGACCCATCAGCATGAACTAGGTGTTGCGGCTACGACCAATGCCCACCGCTGCCGCGACCCGGCGAACCGCGCCGCCGACACCCCGCGCCACCCGGCCAATGAGCCGCCCGCAGCACCGCCGACGCCGCGCACGGCGCGACCGATGATCTGCATGGGTTGTGGACGTTCGAGGGGGAGGGCCTGAAATGAGTGGTCCAAATACTGACTCCTTATGCTACGTCGGACGATGACCTCAGTTCAAGGAGTCAGTATAATGCAAAATAGATTTTCAAACAACTGTTCGTGTTAGGCCAATTGTTCGTCAACCAATTCGCGGAAGCAAAAGCCCGGCGTTGGCCGGACTTGTTTTTATTCCTCGCCACCTTCGCCGCCCGCGAGGGCTTGCAGTCGGCGGCGAGCAAGCTCCTCGATAAGGAATGTCTTCACCGCTTCCGTCAGCGCGTACACCAGGATGGCCTGCTCGGTGTCATTGGTCGGCGTGGGAAGGCGGCTTGCAAAATCGCGCACCAGCGCCGGCGCGATTTCGAACGCGGCTGCGAATGCCTCGCTAATTTCCATCCCGCCCCTCCTTTTGACGCGGATACGTGCCGCGCTTTTGCACGGCCTCCGCATCCAGAAAGCCGGGTACGTGCCAATCGAGCAAATCCCGCACGTACTCGGCCATCGAACCGCCGGTCACGCGAATGTCTTCGCTGTCTACACCCGGCTGAACACTGATGTATCCAGCCGCCCCGCCGCGTTCAGCAGCGCCCGGTACTGCCCCGGCGTGAGCAGGATTTCCAAGCGCTTCATACCTTGCTTACGAGGCATTGAGCTTACCCATAGCCTTCATGCCCTGCTCCTCCAGGAAGAGCAGGAAGGGAATAAGCGCTTCGTAGTACGCCCGATGCGGGTCGCCTTCCGGCTTGCGCCCAACCTCCGCCTCGAATGCGGGCAGAGTATCGAAAAAGCACCCGCGCTGGATGCGCAGGCCGTCATCCCACCGTACCCAGTAGAGCAGCGCGTTGTCGCTGCCCCCTGGGCCTACGCACCCGATGTTCTTCGCGCCGTGTAGGTTCACGGCGTGCAGGTTCGCGCCCGCCATGTCCGCGTCGTGCAGGTCAGCGCCGTGCAGGTCAGCGCCGTGCAGGTTCGCGGCGCGCAGGTCCGCGTCGTGCAGGTCAGCGCCGTGCAGGTCAGCGCCGTGCGCGTCTGCATCGCGCATGACCACCCCCTGCAGGTCAGCGCCGCTCAGGTCAGCTCCGCGCATGTACGCGCCGGACAGGTCCGCACCGCTCAGGTCCGCGCCGCTTAGAACTGCGTCGGGCATGTACGCGTCGTGCAGGTCCGCGTCGTACAGAACCGCGCCGGACAGGTCTGCGCCGGCCAGGTTCGCCCCGCGCAGAATCGCTCCTGACAGGTCAACCCCCGACAGGTCAGCTCCGCGCAGGTCTGCGCCGAGCGCATAGACCAACAGCGCCTCGGTGCGGGTGATTTTCCAGCGCTCGCCTCTTTCCCGCGCTTCTGCGCGCAGCGTGAGAAGTTCTGACAAGGGGCGAATTTCAAGTGCTGTATTCATGTTCTCATTTCTCCTTTTTACAGTTTTCTGTGCCAGCCGTTGCATTTCCAGGACGGCCAGCGTATATACTTCTTCTGCCGCGCTATCG